AAAAACAGCGATGATGAACGTATGGCAGTTTTAAATAACTTAGCAGGTAAACAAGAACAAATCTTACAACAGCTAGGCCCAAACAATCCTTTGGTTAATCTGCAACAATACTCAAACACGCTTACTAAGATGATTGAGTTAGCTGGTTTCAAAGATGCGCAAAGTTTTATAAACACTCAAGTACCGCCAATGCCACCACAACCACAGGAACAGAAACCTGATCCTGCGGAATTATTGGCACAAGCGGAAATCCAAAAAGCACAAGTGCAAGCACAAAAAGCTGTCATTGATGCCGAAACAGATCGTATGAAAATTATTATGGATGATGATAGACAGCGTGATGAAGCCGAAGCCGACATAAGATTGAAAGCTGCGGAACTAGCTGGCAAATATGGTGCGCAACTTGATATTGCAGAAATCAATGCGTTGATGGAACGTGACCGAGAAACTATCCGACAGATAGCGAAAACTCAATCACAGGGGTTGTTTAACGATGACTTCAACATCTCCAATTAAGCTATACCATTTAGAGTGTGTAGTTGGGGAACACGTTTATATCGGCACAGACATCAAAGCTCGTAGTTTTGAACAAGCAAAATCATTTATGAAATTTTTATTTAAGGATAAAATAGAAGAAGATACAGAAATATTTTTAATTAAAGAAAC